CGTATTGAGAAAGAGCTATCCATGTCCAAGGTTCAAGACGGAATAGAGTGTCCATTCTGTAGTGAATTAATGAGAAAGGTGTATTCAAGTGTCCCAGTTCATTTCAGAGGCTCAGGCTTCTATTCAACAGACAAATAAGCTAGGTCGAAGGCGAGACCTTTGGACTGTCGAAGAGTTATTACGGCTTAAACGGAATTACAATAAAGGCTCAATGCAATGGCTGTGTTCAGAACTAGGTAGAACTCAAAAAGCAATAGAACAAAAGTTATATAAACAACGCTTATCTATAAGTGGAAGAAAACTTAAAGAAGTATCGATAAATCCACGCATACAAGCTAAGACTCCCAAGGATTCTATTCGGGAAGAACTTGTATGCCACTATCCTCCCTTTCACCCAATTCTATTAGCTTTATATCCAAGTGCAATAAAAGTAAAGCCAAGGCTATGGAAAGCAAGACGAGCTATAATCCTTAAAATGCACGACTATCAATGCTTCTGGTGTGGTGATGAAGCTACGTCAGCGGATCACGTTGAACCTCGTCAGAATGGGGGAACTGATGAACTTAATAACCTTGTGGCAGCTTGTCATTCATGCAATTCAGCGCATGCTGGACGTGTTAAGACTTGGGTTAATTGGATTCCTAAGTTATCAACACCTGTGGATAAGTAGGGTACAAAACATGCGAACACGCTTACGACACGCCCATGTTATACACATGCTTGACAGGGCTGGTACTCTCAGGGCTAGAGCCCATCAGGGGCTCACAGCGCGCCGCTTGCGGATAGCGCGCGGGGTAGCCTTCGTTATTGGGATATCTCTATCTATACCTATGGCAGTAGCAGATGGTGGCTCAATAGAACCTATTAAGAGCTTGAAAGAGATTGCTGATTACCAATTAACAGATGTTCAATATAAATGTCATAACAGAATTACCTTCTTAGAATCTTCTAATAATCGCTTAGCGAATAACGGCTCTCATTGGGGCTACTACCAAGGCAGAAGCGAGAGACTCAAGGGAGCAAGTGATGAGTATCAGTTCTATTGGTATTGGTCATATGTAGCACATCGTTATGGAGTAACAGAGTATGATGAGCCTAACTATTGTGGAGCATTGTCTCACTTAACTAATAAAGGTTGGCAATGAACTTCATTAAAGACGGACTAAAGACATTAGCCATAAGCGTGCCTCTTGCTTGGTTGATTAGTTTAATTGTGTTGTGTCTATTATGAGTACCAAGCGCAATGATCCTCGACTATCGAGGAAGTATAAAGAGGTAAGGCTCAAGGCTTTAGCTCGTGATGGGTGGACTTGCTTCTACTGTGGGTACGAGGGCAAGGACATGACTATTGACCACATCATCCCAATCAGCAAGGCACCTGAGCTTGCCATTTCCATGGAGAATATGGTGAGTGCATGTAAGAGTTGCAACTCATCGAAGGGTTCACGCTCACAAGGCGTTTTTTTAGATAGCAAGCGTACCCCCCCTGTCTTTTCTGACTATCCGTCCCCGACACGCTCCAAGCTACACGAAGACAGTCCGTTCACAGCCAGACCAGTACAGAATTAACCCGATGGCACCCAAACGATCCAAACCCCTACGAGGGGCAACTAAACCAAGGCTTGCCAGCATCCCATTAAAGGGTGCTTCTAAACTCCAAGATGTCAAAGACCTTGCAGAGATTATCCAGATGCCTTTATTGCCTTGGCAGGAGCACGTTCTCAAAGATATGCTTACAGTTGATAAGAATCAGGCTTGGGTTCGCAAAACTAACCTTCTTCTCATTGCCAGACAGAACGGCAAGACTCATTTAGCTCGTATGCTTATACTTGCCCACCTTCTCAAGTGGGACAGTCGCAACGTGCTGATTATGTCCTCTAATCGAAGCATGGCTCTGGACACCTTTCGACAAGTAGCTCAAGTATTGGAGAGTAATGACCACCTCAAGGGATTCGTTAAACAGATCAGGTACGCCAACGGCACAGAATCTATTGAGATGCTGGACGGCAGACGGCTTGATGTTGTTGCGGCAACTAGAGATGGCTCTCGCGGAAGAACTGCAGACTTCCTATTCATCGACGAACTTCGAGAGATTAACGAAGAGGGATATAGAGCAGCAATCCCTACGACTAGAGCGCGTCCAAATTCTCAGACGCTTCTTACCTCTAATGCAGGAGACGCTTTCTCGGTAGTCCTCAATGGCATGAGAGAACGAGCCCTAGAGAACCCACCCAAGTCTTTCGGCTTCTATGAGTATTCGGCTCCCCAATATTGCAAGATAACAGACCGCCAAGGATGGGCTCTAGCGAATCCTGCACTTGGCTACACGATAACGGAGGAAGCCCTTGAAGAAGCAGTTGCTACTAGCCCAATTGAAAATACTAGAACTGAGTTGCTATGCCAATGGATTGACTCACTATCATCTCCTTGGCCTCATGGCATTCTTGAAGATACGAGCGACTCAACACTCGAGATTCCTGTGGGCGGTTATACAGTTTTTGCATTTGACGTTAGTCCGTCTCGCCGCAATGCGAGTCTTGTGGCTGGACAAATACTCCCAGATGGTCGCATCGGAGTTGGTATCCTTCAAACTTGGGAAAGCCAAGTATCTGTCGACGACCTCAAAATTGCGGCAGATATCAAAGCATGGGCGGATAATTACCGACCCCGACAAATCTGCTTCGACAAATACACCGCGCAGTCAATAGCGGACAAGCTGACTAACGCTGGTTGCATTACTCAGGACATATCGGGTGCTGCCTTCTATCAGGCGTGCGGTGATCTATTAGACGGACTTGTCAATCACCGAGTAGTCCATTCAGGTCAAGAGAACTGGGTTCAGCAGATGAATAACTGCGCAGCTAAAACTAATGA